TCTGAAAAATATGTAGCATTTGCAACACCGTTTGTCATGCCATCTGCTGCCATTCCAAAGGCTGTCATTGCATCTGTTACAATATCCGAAACAGAACCTAAATCTTCTCCTGATGCGGCAGCTAAATTCATTATTCCGTCTATGCCGTTAAGCATATCTTTCGTCTTCCAGCCAGCCATTGCCATGTACTCCATTGCTTCTCCTGCCTCTTTCGCTGAAAAAGCTGTATTTTCGCCAATATCTTTCGCTTTATCTGTCAATCTTATAAATTGATTTGCTGTTGCGCCTGATATAGCTTTTACAGTAGACATTTGCGCTTCAAAATCAGCTCCAACTTTCGTTGCCGCAACTCCAATTCCAGCAGCCGCAGTTCCAGTAACCGCCGCAGCTTTTGCAACTGCTTTTAAAGCCTTTTTTGCTCCATTTGAAAAACTTTCGACTGTTTTATTGGCTTTGTCGAAACCTGAACCAAGTGAACTTTTTGTTGCTTTTTCTGTTTTTGCAGCTTCTCTCGCAATTGCCTTTAATTGTCTTTCAGTAAGCCCCATCGAACTTTTAAACGACTGTTCTACTTGTCCAGCAATTTTAATAGCCATTTCATATTCTTTGCTTCTTGCCAAGTTTCGACACCTCCTTTACAATTTCAAACAATTCAAAAACAGACAAGTTCGAAAGATATTCGATACTTGTCTGCAATCTAATTGATAACTGTATTATTATTTTTCTTATTGTTTTTCCGTCGTCAGGACTTAGTCCTGTGCGAAGAAAAAACCTGTAACCTTATTTTTAATTCTCATTGCATCCACTGGAGGCAATCCGTAAAACAACTCAATCGGCTTGTTTGTTGCCTTCGATGCAATGATAAGCGCATATTCCATAGAAAGTTCCGGCATAATAGAAAAGCCTCCAGAACGATCGTACAATTTGTTTGCCTCTATCATATCGATTGCCTTTATATTTTCTAATCCTGACAAATCAATTTCTGTATATGTCTTTCCTTCAAAAATATACGGCTT